TTATCGCTTCCAACAAATGTCGATCTAGACTGGGGCAAAGTATTATCACTCTGGATATTTGACGCGTCGTTTAAGTTGCTCTGATTAGACATGGCCGACGCTATGCTCATGTCGCGAGCTGATGGATTGTCCCGATAGTCTGTAACTTTCATTTAGTCCTCCGATAAGAAATATTCAGTAGCATAACCACCAACCGTAAGAGCAGCTAGAACGTAGGGGTTACCGAGTTTCAGCTTGCTGCCTAGATTGATTAACTTACCGAGGTTTGTTGAGGTGACAGCTTTACCCGCTGTGTTAAGAGCGAATGATGCTGCACGACCTCTAATTCCAGGGAGACGAGCTGCTTGTTGAAGTAGTTGTACTCCCTTAACTGCTGCGTCACCGATCCTGTCTGCTCCGACCATTGTTAGTGCGGTTTGGGTTGTCCATCCGACACTTGCTAGCCATCCGATAGTACCTGCGCCCGAGCCGATAGCGCTAGCTAACTTGTCGGGATCAAAATTACCATCGGCGTCTTTAACCGCGTCGAGCTTCTTCTGGTAGAATTCAAGTGAGTTGGAATTCTTGCCATTTGTCGCGAGATCATCGGCTATCTTTGATACTTTGGCCACATAGTCGGGATCGTTTGGAAGGCCTGCTTTCAAGGCAGCCGCTAAGAATAGACAGGCCGCATCGAATTGTGAAGATGCGAAATTTGCAGCGCCGAATTCTGTAGTCACAGCAGCAAGGAAGGCTTGAATACCGGGACGGTCCTCTGGCCCTCTACGTCTGCTAATGACTTGGTTGATTTCGTGTGTGTGCAAATCGTGCTTAATCATGTGAATTAGGTTGCTAAGAGCGTCATCACCAATCAACGCCGAACAGTGTTCAAAGAATCCGAACGCTGCCTTCTCTTCTTCGTCTCTAATGTAATCTGTAAGCATAGACATAACTTAACCTCCCGCTGCTGCTAAAAGTTTACGGGTAAGCGCATGGTATTGACGAGACATTGGCCCGTATGCTCTAACGTCTACGCGATAATCGGGCAGAAGCGTTGACATTGTCGGAAATGAAACGCCATTCTTAGTTCCAGATGTCCAACTAACCACTCCAGTTCCAGTCGAACCAGAATTAACAATAACATCATCCGTCCCTTCAGCTCCATCAGAACCTAGCGCAATGGCAGCGTTCCATGCAGCTGGAAGGAAATCGTTATTGCCGGCCAGATTAAACACTGTGCCACCAATT